ATCGAAGTTTATAGTGTACTTCATGTCCTTAAGACGTTTACCTAATTTCGCCAATTCAATCACAGTGATTTTCTTGATGTCCTCAGGAGTTAATGAGTTGAATACAATCGTATCGTCGATACGGTTGATAAATTCAGGTGAGAAGAATTTCTTCATCTCTTTCATTAACACTTCTTTTTTGGCCTCCTCGTTAGCGTAAGGACTGTTTGAGAAACCGATACCTGTACCAAAGTCTTGTAACTTCTTCACACCCAAGTTTGAAGTTAAGATGATTAAGGTATTCTTGAAGTTAATCTTTCTACCTAAACTATCTGTAACGTGACCGTCATCCAAGATTTGAAGTAAGATGGTAAACACATCTTTGTGAGCTTTCTCCACCTCGTCAAATAAGATAACTGAATATGGTTTGTTCTTAACTTTTTCAGTTAATAAACCGCCTTCTTCGTATCCAACATAACCTGGAGGAGCTCCAACTAATTTAGATACACTGTGTTTCTCTTGGTACTCTGACATATCCACACGGATAAGTGAATCTTCGGTACCAAACATTTCTTTCGCCAACTGTTTTGCCAAGTGAGTTTTACCTACACCTGTTGAACCTAAGAATACAAATGAACCAATCGGACGGTTTGGGTCCTTAATACCCAAACGGTTTCTCTTGATAGACTTTGCAATCTTAACAACCGCAGAGTCCTGACCAATCACTTTACCGATTAACTCTTTGTCCAAGTTCAATAAAGCTTTAGTGTCGTCAACACTCATTTTACTAACAGGGATTTTAACCATGTTGGATACCACATCATAAACGTTATCCAATAGGATAGTCTGTTTGTTCTGTGACATAGACTCCTCAAACTTACGTTTTTCAGCTTCTAATTTATCCAACACTTTTTTCTCCTTGTCTCTCAACTGAGCAGCTTGTTCGTAGTTTTGTTTTTTAACCACGTCAATCTTTTGTTGTCTGATGTCAGCAGCAGCCTTCTTTAAAGTTTCGATTGACTCAGGAACTTTAAGTTCGGTCTGCATACGAGCTCCAACCTCATCCAAGATATCAAATGCTTTATCAGGGAACTCACGGTCTGTAATGTAACGGTCAGCCAATTTAACACAAGCTTCGATTACCTCATCACTATAAGTCACCTTGTGATAAGACTCATACTTATCACGTACATTTTTAAGGATTTGGATTGTCTCTTCGACAGTTGACGCATCCACAATTACTTTTTGGAATCTACGTTCCAATGCTCCATCCTTCTCGATGTTCTTACGGAACTCATCAAGAGTTGTTGCTCCAATGATTTGAATCTCACCACGAGACAACGCTGGTTTGAAGATGTTAGAACCATCCATTGAACCTGAAGAGTTACCTGAACCAACCAAGGTATGTACCTCATCGATAAACACAATGATTTGTGGGTTTGCGGTAAGTTCTTCAATAATCACTTTCATTCTTTCCTCAAACTGTCCACGGTATTTTGTACCCGCAACAACTGAAGTCAAATCAAGGTTAACTAATCTTTTATCGACTAAATTTCTTGGACAATCTCCATTAACAATTTTCATTGCCAATCCTTCAACAATCGCGGTCTTACCACAACCAGGTTCTCCAAGAATGATAGGGTTGTTCTTTTTTCTACGTGATAAAATCTGTGCAATTCGTAGAATCTCTCTGTCTCGTCCAATCACAGGGTCCAATTTACCTTCTTCCGCAAGTTTATTCAAGTCTCGACTAAAGTTATCCAAAACGGGAGTACCGCTGTCAGATTGCTTTTGTTTTTTACTCATCATTTTGTCGTCGTCGTCCATTAAGTCGTTCATATGTTTCTATATTTATTTTACAAAGTAATATCAAATATTGGACTTCTCCAAATGTTTTGACAAATTGTCAGGTTATAATTATTTCACCTGACATCTTGACATAAAGATTCAGTTGGTATATTATTTGAATACCACAAAGGTAATAAATAAAATTCAATTAAAAAATAAAATTATGTTTGGAAACAGAAGAAATTACAATGACATCTTCAGAGCATTCGATGAAATGTTCTCTCATTTCGATTTAAACCAAGGTGAATGGAAATCACAAAGTAAAGTATCTGATGACGGTACGATAAAAGTAACAACTTATTATAGAGGAGACTCACCTAAAGAAACAGGAGGATTACAATCTTTAAAGTCTCAACTTGACAAATCAATTGAGAATGAAGATTTTGAATCTGCGGTTAAACTTAGAGACCAAATCAAAAACTTCGAAAAAAATCAAAAGTCTATTGAGAAACTTGAATTGGAATTAAAGAAGTCGATTGAAAACCAAGAGTTTGAAAAATCGATTGAACTTAGAGACCAAATCAAAAACTTGAAAAAGTAAAACCAAACCCTCACTTAACGGTGGGGGTTTTTAATTTATCACATAAGTAATCTATTGGGTCTATGTCGGTACCAAGGTAGTATTCGTAATAAATGTTATCTCCTTTGTTATTATATTTCCTAAAAGAGATTGAAGAAGAACTCACACCGTAAGGAGTACAACTACTATCAAACCCAACTATTTTATTTTTACTAAGGGATTCAATAATTCTATTGTTAACTGAACCTTCAGAATCGTTTAAATCATTAAAAAGTTTTAAAAGGTTATCTTTATTATTAACTCTATTACCTATTACCAATAAATTATTATTACCGTAATGTCCGTAATTGTTTAAACACTTTTCACCATGATAAAATTCATATCTATCATCAAATAAAAAACCATATTGTCTAAAATTTGGATATAACGATTCAAATCCATTTATTGTATTGTTTTCTTTAATGTAATTATGGAGTAAGTCTGTGTTTTCTGAAGTAAAAAAAGATTGAGTAACCCCCATGTAACCTTCCCCAACAATATTCATATTAGGAAGAACCACATTAACACACGAGAAAGAACATATCGCTCTTTCATTGTCTTGTTTTAATAAAATAGAAATTGTTGGCATTAAATTTAATTTTGTATCTATATTTATAAGTATGAAACCATATGAAAATTTTTTAAACGAAAGCATTGGTCTTAAAGAACTTGTAGAAATATATCTACAATTAAGACAACATTTTCAAGAGTTAGGGTTTAGTGAAGGTGATTTAGAATCACCTCCGACCTATACTCCACTAATGATGACAATATTTCATAAGTTTGGTGATAGACAAAAAGCTTTATTTCAACAAGTAAAAGATTATGGTTTTAATATTGATTGGAATGAATTTACGGATTACATGAAACCAATATTAACTAAAATAGATGAAATAACACCATTAAGTCATGGCAATTACAAAAGAGGAAATCAAGGGGACGAAGATTTTGAATGAAATTAAATCTTCAAACATTAGAAAAACAGAATACGACACTGAAACTAAATCATTAGTCATTGAGTTTAATAACGGACATAGATATGAGTACGAATCAGTACCTCATCAGTCTTACACGGCATTTAGAACCGCTCAATCTCAAGGGAAGTATTTTACCACAGATATCTCAAAAAAGTATAAGTACAAGAAACTGTAGTATTTATAAAGGATGAATAAATTCCAACAGTTACTTAATAGTTTCTCAATTAAGAAAACCTTGAATCCTAAAATTTGGGAAGACCCTGAAGACCCTAATAAGTCTACCATGGTTCCTAAAGTTAGGAAAGCTCTTGAACGCATTGCGGATGAGTTTATTGAGTATTTGGGAGATGAGGTTTTTGTTGACGACGTAGTACTAACAGGTTCGTTGGCGAATTTCAATTGGTCGGAATTTTCAGATTTTGATTTACATATAATTGTAGATTTAAAACAATACGAAGACGACTCTGAATTATATAAAGAGTTATTTAATTTAAAAAAACAAGTTTTTAACGACAAACACAATATTAAAATTTACGGATATGATGTTGAATTATATGCCCAAGACCTTGAGGAATCTCATTATGCTTCGGGAGTATATTCTGTTATGAATAATGAATGGGTAACCAAACCTAAAAAATTTAAAGCAGAAATTGATAAAGAAGTCCTTAAAAATAAAATTGATTGTTGGGTTGAAAAAATTGATAAAGGTCTTGAATCTGATGAAACAAAAACTTTGGAATCTATTAAAGACAAATTAAAAGATTACAGAAAATCTGGTCTTGAAAAAGATGGAGAACTATCATATGAGAATTTAGTTTTTAAATTTTTACGTAGGTCAGGACATATTCAAAAACTATTCGACACCGCAAATAATGTGATAGATAAAGGTCTTTCAGTTGAAAGAAAGTTAGAAGACTAATAACTATTCCTTAATAAATGTAAACAATCGTATATTTATAAAGAAAAAAACTTAAATGGCATTTAATTATTACATAGCATCATCTTGTAGTTCTTCTACACAGTTATACATTAAGTCAGAAGATGGTTTAATTGAGGGTAAAATATATGACCTTATAATTAATGGAGGAAATAGTTGTTATACGGTTGGACCAGGTATTGATACCCCGTTAGCCGCGGTTGCTACTATTTACAATGGTCCATGGAATACATGTATTGAATGTCTTGGAGACGTTACACCAACTCCAACTGCATCTGTTACAACAACTCCGACAACCACCCCAACAAATACACCAACTCAAACACAAACAGGTACAGCATCTGTAACACCAACCCCAACTCAAACTGAGACCCCAACAAATACACCAACAACAACTCAAACACCTACTAATACGGCAACAGGGACTAACACACCTACGCCAACAAATACATCAACAACTACTCAAACACCTACTAACACCGCGACAAGAACTCCAACACCAAGTATTACTGCTTCGCCAACAGGCACCGCATCTGTAACACCAACTCCAACAGGAACACCAGCATCAACTCCAACATCAACACCAACTCCAAGTGTTACTTTAGGGTTTGTGATTGAAGTAAATCAACAGTATGAATATACTATTGGAATGTTAGGTAATTTTAGTGGAGGAACTGCACCTGAGGGAGCAACTGTTCCATATTCGGTAATGACAAGTGAAGATGGTGATGAGTCTATTGTACAACTAAACGCAATCTCATTAGGAGGTTTTCAAGGATTAAATAATTAAAAAAAAAATAAATCATAATATGGGAGATTTAAAACCAATTGGTAGCGAAAAACTTCAAGGCCAAGATAAATTAAGAAGAATTATGGAAATTGCTCGTTTTAACGAGACAATTCCAACTACTATAAATGAAACATCAAAAACTGAGTTTAATAAAACTTTATCTGATGGTAACAACTACGAAATCGTAAAAGAAAGACAAGGTTATATCATTAAGAAAGCTATCTCAGAATCTGAAACTGATTACATTGAGCCAATGAAAAATAGAAAATACTATTCTTCATATTCTCAAGCTTTAAAAAGATTAAACTTAGTTGCGGGTGAGTTGAATAGAATTAACGAAAATGAAGAAGGTACTTCAATGTTTGGAGAACAAAAAAGATTTACGTTAAAAACTCCAAAACCTAAAGAGGTTGCTGCTCCTGTAGAGGCTGCGGTACCACCAATGGCTCCACCACCAGTACCTGCACCTGAATTACCAGCGTCTCCTGTAGGAGGTGAAGAAATGGATATTAGTATGGACTCTGAAGAGATGGGACCTGAAGGTGACATGGAAATGGACACTGATATGGACATGGAAATGGATGGAGGAGATGACGAACAAGTAACGTTTAAAACAATCCAAAAATTAACAGGTAAGTTAACTCAAAAGATTAGAACATTAGATACTGAAGAAGGAATGACTTCTGAAGATATCAAATATGTTATTAATATGGTTATTTCATCTTTAGACTTAAATTCATTAAGTGAAGAAGATAGAGATGATATCATGGACAAACTTGAAGGTCAAGAAGAAGACTTAGGTGGTGACGACATGGACGGAGAAGACTTGACTGATGATAGTGAAGTTGAAGATATCCAAGCTGACATGGACATTCCAATGGAAGGTGAAATGGAAGAAGGTGGTTATTACGAAAACGAAGATATGGAAGAAGAAGATATGGACTACGGAAACGGAGCAATTATCGATAGTATCTTTGGTGAATCTAAAGTAGATAAGGTAATATCAAAATATTTTGAAATTTCTAAAAAAGAAATTGTTGAAAGTAGAGAAAGAAATGCGAAGAAAAAATTAACTAAGATTGCTGAGGTTAGAAAACAAATGAAAGAAGTTGTTAAACTAACTGAAACTATTGAACAAGAATTGGCTTCACAAAAATTCTTAACTGAAAATTCTTTAGCTAAGATTGTTGGAGTAACAAACAAGAAAAACTTAGTGTTTGAAAACAGAGGTAAACAAATTAGAATAACACCTGAAGGACAAATATTGTAATTATGAGTAATTTGATATACGTAAATGGTTTGGGGCCCAACTACAAGGGAGACAATCTTTACGAATTCATATTCTCTGACAGTTTAGATGTGTGGGGAGAGTCTTGGGAGAGTAAACCATCCAATGGTTACCCGACTCCACCTGAATTAAAATATATTAAAAAAGTAGGAGTTCTGAGAAATACTGATATAAAATTGGAATTGATTCAGAACTCCGATTTTTTTTGTATGATAGACGCAATTGACGATGTTGTTGCGTTAGCCTGGGAAACCGATGAAGAGAACGGACAGAAACGTTTAGTTTTTAGATTTGGAATGACTGAACAAGAAATAAAAGACAAACTCTACGAAAAAGATTTGATTTTAGAATTTGAAAAGAAAGTAATTTATGAAAATTAATAAAAAAGCATTAGAACTTATTGAAAAAGGATTATCATCTAAAACGGTTTCAAAATTAGATGAGTCTCAAATCAATATATTGCACACAAGATTAGTTGGTGAGCAAGTGGAAGAAATTCCATCTAAAAAAAGTTATAAGGTTGGACAAGATGGTGGGAATTTACCACCAGCAACAAAAGGATATAATGTAAAGAAAACCGAAACAGGTGATGTTGTTGCAACTCCAAATGAATCTGAAATGTCTGAACAAGACGATTTACAAAATAATGATGCTCTTGGTGCCGACGCAATGCAAAGTGCTACAGGTCAAGAAACTCCACACATGGCAGATGATATGGCTCCTGATGGAATGGATGATGATAGTGATGATAATAGAAAAGAAATGGGGGAATCTAAGAAAAAGAAAGATGAACCAAATCCATGGGCAATTTGCCATTCTCAAGTAGGACCTAAAAAATCCAGAAAATGGGAAAGATGTGTGAGAGAAGTAAAAAAACAATTGGCAGAAGGAAAAAATCCTGTATCTTTGTTTATTGAAAATCAAATCATGAAAATCGTAGAAAAAAACTTACCACCAAGAATTACTAAAGGTGATTTAGTGAAATACTTGACTGAGAACAGTCCATCTGTCGCACCTACAAAACCAACAACAAAACCTGGTACAAAACCTGGTACAAAACCACAAAGACCTGCACATCCAGGAAAAAACCCTAACCCAGGAGAAAATCCTGCACCGAAGGCTAAAGGACCTTCTGCAGAAGATACAAAAGATAAAGTTATTGACGTAATATTAAACCTACTACAAAATTAAAATGGCAAAGAGAGTTAAAGAACAATTAGATTACGGGAATAGACCCGAAAGAATGGACCCAAATTTAGAAAGAAAATTGGCTAGTCCTGAAAATTTATATGCTCAAAATCCTGCCATGAAAAAAGGACCTGAGGATGTACAAAGGTTAGTTAGTAATCGTTTTCAAAAAGTTGCAGAAAAACTAAGTCAAGTTACAGGTATTGATAATTTAAGTTCTCAACAAACTCAAGGTATGATATACCAAGAGATGATGAGAAAATTACCGTCAATTATGAGAATTGAGGGTCAACATAGGGAAGAATTAGAAGAACTCGCCAAAGAAGCTGCTTTAGAAGAAACTGAAGTACCTGCGGATTGGTATGAAATTGAGGCATTACTTAATAGACAACCTATCAACACAGGTAATTTTAGAATGAAACCTGAAGATGAAGAAGAGGAAGAAGAGGATGAAAACAAAACTCCTGAAATCCCATCGTTTGATGTTGAAGACTTAACGGATGAAGAAATCCTTGAGTTAGAAAAACACAAAAGAAATATCATCAACGCCATTATTCAAGGAGCTGCGAAGAAAGGACATTACCTTTTTCAAAAACCTGACATTAAAGCAAGATTAGATGAAATCGACCCATCTCTATACAGAGACTATTTGGGTATCATGGCAATCAACGACTTCCTATATTTTAGTATGGAACAGATGATTGAAATGATGAGTCAAACAGGACAAGGAGTCGCTGGTAAAGTTGAATTGAAAGATAACGATGATGAGGGAGAAGAAGGTGAAGAAGGAGAAGAAAAACCAGATACAAAAATTGTTGCTGAAGGTATGATTTTCCCAATTTTATGTCACGAAATCATTAAGGGAATTGAAGAAGGTAAGGGAAGACATGGTCTACCTAAAGACCCTTCATTACGTCAAAAAGTTCAAGGGCAAGTAGATGTTTTATCTAACGAACCAATGCAACTTAGAATAGGCCCTGAAATCGTAGAAAAAATTAGGTTAGCATTACCTGATGAAATGTACGAAGAATCAAATAAGGGTTTGATAAACTGGTTTCATACTTTACTGTACCAAATACCAGCTCAAGAATTTTTAGAAGTTATTGGACAAGCTATATCAGAAGACCAATCAAAAGTTAAAAAAGCAACCGCAAGATTTAAGGAGATAATGAAAGAAGCACAACAATTAAAAAGTGACTTTGAAGATTATCAAGAAGAAGAAGGTTCGGACTTGGACAACTATGGTGGTGGTGACGATGATGATGACGATGATGATGGTTTAGACGATTTCTTGGGTAGTTTAGGTATTTCGAGACCTAAATAACCTAACTCTTGTGAATAAAGAACAATTAATTATAGAAGTAACGAAGTGTATGAGGAATACTCCTTACGCACTTCGTACTTATTTACAGACCTACGATAACACCGTATCCAAATACGTTCCGTTAGACTTATTCCCCGACCAAGTTTCCCTTATAGAAGATTACGATAACTACAATGAAAATGTTGCCTTGAAATACAGACAGGCAGGGGTTTCAACAGTTACCGCCGCTTGGATATCAAAACGACTAGCCTTCGCCAGAAAAGAAAAACCAGAAAAAGTTCTGATTATTGCAAACAAATTAGATACTGCAGTAGAGATGGCAAATAAGGTTAGAGGATTTACCGAACAATGGCCTGCATGGGTTGGTGCTGGATTCTCACAAGAAAAGAACGCCCAAAGACATTTTAAATTAACTAACGGATGTGAAGTTAAAGCCGTTGCAACATCACGAGATGCACTGAGGGGTTATACTCCTACCATCCTGATATTTGATGAGGCAGCTTATATTGAAGCCGATGGAGATTTCTGGGCAGCCTGTATGGCATCCCTATCTACAGGGGGTAAAGTAATTGTAGTTTCAACTCCAAACGGATACGATGCGATTTACTATGAAATCTATGACCAATCTTTGAGAGGTATGAATGATTTTAAAGTTACCGAAATGTTTTGGCATCGTGACCCACGATATACAAAAGACTTGTATATGGTTAAAACCAATGATTTAGTTCACTTCCTTTTAAACAGAGAAGAATATAATCTTGATGAGGTGGTTATTAATCTATCTATTGATAACCCATACGATAGAGACCATTCAATAGTGACTGACTATATTGAACAAGGATACAAACCATGTTCTGCTTGGTTTGAAGGTATGGTTAAAAAATTAAAATACGATAGACGTAAAGTAGCTCAGGAGTTAGAATGTAACTTTTTGGGTTCAGGTGATAACGTATTCGATTCTGAAATGATGTTAGATATATCTAAAAACCAAGTTAAAGACCCAATTGCAAAAATGATGGCTGGAGGTCTTTGGATTTGGAAAGAACCTGTTAACGGACATAAGTACGTTATGGGTGTCGACGTATCAAGAGGAGACTCCGAGGATTTCTCGTGTGTTCAAATTATTGATTTTGATACAAGGGAACAAGTGTTAGAATACGTCGGTAAGGTACCTCCTGACATCCTGGCGGAGATTGCCTACAAATGGGGTACAATGTACAACGCGTACTGTGTAGTCGATTTAACGGGAGGTATGGGGGTTGCAACCGCTAGAAAAATGCAAGAGATGGGATATCAAGCAGGAATGTATGTTGATAACGTTGACACAACAAACAAATGGAAGTTTGACCCAAAGATGAATGAAAAAATACCAGGTATTAATTTTAACAGTAAAAGGGTTCAAATTATTTCATCGTTTGAAGAATCTATGAGACATAAGTTTAGAATTTATTCAAGTAGACTTTATAACGAAATGAACACATTTGTTTACATTAACGGTAGACCTGACCACCAAAAAAATCATCACGATGACTGTATCATGAGTATTTCTATGGCAATATATGTTGCAGAGAAATCTTTCCAATCTTTAGAGAAGGTGGTAAACCATACTAAAGCTATGTTAAATTCTTGGTCTACAGCAATAAGTGAGAACAAAAATACTTCGGATTACTTTAACCCAATGGTTCCACAAATGGGTAGACAGAACCCCATAAATCAAGGTGCGACCCGAGCCGATTACCAAAAATATGGGTGGTTATTTGGCGCGTAATAACTATTTATATTATCAAGGTAATAAGTAAATTTACATTATGGCAGAACAGAATATGACGGTTTGGCAAAGACTGTCGCAAACATTTGGTCCGAACTCACTCTTACAACAGGATTATCCAACTTTTAAGTTCGATAAGAAGGAACTTTTGCGCACCAAAAGTAGAGAGGAATACGAGAAGGAAAAACTACAGGCACAACAAACTTTTTATTTAACAAATCAATGGGCTAAGGTTGAAAACAATCTTTACTCACAAGCGATTTATTATGAACCATCAAGGTTATCTGCACAGTATGATTACGAGTCAATGGAGTATACTCCTGAGATTTCTGCAGCGTTAGACATCTACGCCGAGGAATCAACAACAACTAATGAAGATGGATTTATTTTACAAATCTATTCTGAGTCAAAAAGAATAAAAGGGGTATTAGCCGATTTATTTAACAATAACTTAGACATTAACACCAACTTACCAATGTGGACAAGAAACACTTGTAAGTACGGTGACAATTTTATTTACTTGAAATTAGACCCTGAGAAAGGAGTGGTTGGTGTACAACAGTTACCAACAATTGAAATCGAAAGACATGAGGTAGGTGCGAGTGGAAAAATTTCAACAGACATTACAAAAGAATTAGACAAGGATAAAAAAGCCCTTCACTTTAGTTGGAAGAATAAAAACATGGAATTTCAATCATGGGAAATTGCTCACTTTAGATTATTAGGTGACGATAGAAAACTCCCTTACGGTACTTCTATGTTAGAGAAAGCAAGAAGAATTTGGAAACAATTATTACTATCAGAAGATGCGATGTTAATTTACCGTACATCAAGAGCACCTGAAAGAAGAATGTTCAAAGTTTTCGTAGGTAATATGAATGATGATGATGTTGAGGCATACGTACAACGTGTTGCCAATAAATTTAAAAGAGAACAAATTGTAGATAATAAAACAGGTAACGTAGATATGAGGTTTAACCAAATGGCGGTTGACCAAGATTATTTTATACCTGTTAGAGACCCTGCGGCACCAGACCCAATTACAACATTACCTGGAGCAACAAACTTATCAGAGATTGCGGATATCGAGTATATCCAAAAGAAATTATTAACAGCACTTCGTGTACCTAAGGCATTCTTAGGATTTGAAGAAGTTGTTGGTGACGGTAAAAATTTAGCATTACAAGACATTAGATTTGCTCGTACAATCAACAGAATCCAAAAAAGTATGTTGGCTGAGTTAAATAAGGTTGCGATTGTTCACCTATTCTTATTAGGATTTGAAGACGAACTTTCAAACTTTACTTTAGGTCTTACAAACCCATCAACTCAAGCAGATTTATTAAAAATTGATGTTTGGAAAGAAAAAGTATTATTGTATAAAGATTTAGTATCTGACCCAGGAAATGGTATTCAAGCAACATCATCTACATGGGCTAAGAAACACATCTTTGGATGGTCTGACGAAGAAGTTCGTTTGGATTTACAACAACAAAGAGTAGAAAGAGCTGTTGGTGAAGAACTTAAAGCAACTGCAACAGTTATTACTAAAACAGGATTATTTGATAACATAGACAAATTATACGGAAGTGCAACAGGTTCAACACCTGCGGCAGGAGCTGCAACAACGCCAGGAGGAACTGAAGAGTTAGGAGCACCACCATCATTTGGAGGGGGAGCTGAACCAGCACCCGACTTAGGAGCTGAAGTACCACCAGCAGGAGGAGAGGCACCACCACCACCACCAACAGGAGAACCAGAATTAGCTCCTGAATCTAAGAAAAAAGACATGAACATTTTAATTGAAAGTAACCTAATTGAAGGAGCTCAAATGATAAATTTGGGTCAGGCACAACAATCTTTAGGAGAAATTTCAAAAGAATTGGATAAGTTATTAAATACGTAATATTTATTTGAAAACGAACAAAATGACCTTTGGTAACATCAAATCCCTAATTGAGAACAATCTACTAGAATCCTACAAAGATGAAAAGGATTTCAAGAAGACATTGAGAGAATTCAAACACAACGTGTTGAGTAATAAATCTATGTCAAAAGCGTATGCTTTATATGACCAATTGAGTAAACCTCAAGGGTTAAATGAACATGATGCGAAAGAGTTTTTAGAAGAAGGGATATCGTTATTACAAAGAATTTTGCCAACAATTAAATTACCAAAAACAATTTCTGAATCAGTTAAAAATAGTTATGCCGATATCGATACATTGGTTTACACTCAAAAAACAGATTTAAAGGAAAGAATAAATGCTAAGAAAAATATCATTTCAATTATTACTTTAAAAACTGAAACAGTTAAAGAATCTATCAATATTCCTATTAAATCTATGGTGAATATTGCAAACCAAACTTTGAGAAATTACCTTGATACTTTAGATGAAAATTCTAAAAAAGAATTTATTCAAATTGTGTCTGAAGATACGAAAACTCTTGAAACTAAATTTGAGACTATTCGTGAAAGTGCTATCACTAAACTTCAAACAATATTAGAAAATGAGAAGGAATCTGATATTAAAACAAGAATTTCTGAAACCATCAACCAATTAAAGGATGAAAAATTTGACCAAATGAATTTTTTAAGATTAAAAAATCTTGAGGAATCAATCTAATAGGTCTTTCTTTTTCTGAATATACTTAGCTTTTAAAATCTGTGTTCTTTTGAGTACAGATTTTTTTGTATATTGTTTTTTCTCTTTTAACTTTTGAGTTTGTTTGGTCTTAATGACTTTAGATTTTAATGTTTTTAGGGCTATCTCGATATTGTCCCCACTCTTAATGTTTACGATTATCATAATGATTTAAAAATTTTTTGACTATTAGGTATAAATACTCTATTCTTTTATAGAAAATAAACATACATAATCATGAACATTAATGAAAAAAGGAAAAAGTGTAAAGTTAAATTTATACAATCCAATTAAATCAGTCTACGGAACTGTCGATTCAAAAAACCTAAAATCAGTCTACATAAACATACAATCATGGGTGACCCCAAAACAAGAATACGATAATTGGAATAGAGTTGTCTCTAACTTAGGTAGAGAAATTAAACATTCGGTATTCGAATCAATAAACCAAAAATTATTTCAAGAAAAAAGTATCGTAGATTTAGACCTACGAACGAGTGGAATTTCCCACGGTAAAAAATCTTTCTTTAACTTAGAAATTAATTTATACACCAACTCTGAAATGGATTTTAAGTCCGTGGAAATCAAAGATTCCATTAAAACTATAGTCAAATCTATATTCAGAAATAACATTCAACAAAACAAATACTTCGAATTTTCAACCTCAAAAAAGACAGATGACCAATAAACTATCGAGAACGGTATATTTATCTTAAAAGATTAGATGAAAAATTTAAGAATATTAGAGGCAAGCGAATTAGGTCACGGTATCTTAGTCGAGGCTGACGCGGGTTGGGTATCACCTAAAGATTCTCGTAATGAAAAAATGTTGAGAGAAGCTAAAGATATGGACTATAGAAATCCATTTGAGTTTTATGCTGTTTTACAAAAATACGATACCCCAAATAGAAACGGTAGAACTTATCCTGAAAGAATTCTTAAAAGAGAAGCCGAAAATTATAAAAAGGCAATTGATAAAGGATTGTCAACTTCAGAACTTAACCACCCTGAATCTTCATTAATTGACTTAGATAGAGTAGCCCATTTAATTACAGAGATTTGGTGGGAAGGAAACATCTTAATGGGTAAGTTAAAATTATTAACTTCACCAGGATTCCACGAAAGAGGTATTGTATCAACTAAAGGAGACCAAGCGGCAAACTTAATGAGACAAGGTGTTACCATGGGAGTTTCTTCAAGAGGTGTTGGTTCACTTAAAAAGGTTGGAGAAAGAAATGAAGTACAAGATGACTTTGAATTAATTTGTTTTGACTTAGTATCGTCTCCATCTACACCTGGAGCTTATTTATTTTCAAACCCCGAAGATAGAACAAAATATGAGGAAAACTTAGAAGAAGAAAAAAAACATAACCAAATTAATGGATATGTTGAGAAGTCGGTTGACTTAATGAAAAAATTAAACGATTATTTAGGAAAATAATAAAACATGGAAGAAAAATATTTTGTAGCGAAAATTCAGTACGATTTACCTGATGAGAACACAGGTAAAATTAAAAAAATTAGAGAAGAAAAATTAGTTAAAGGTTACTCAGTTACAGACGTTGAGTCAAAAGTTACTAAGAAATACGAAGGGTTCACCAATGATTGGAGAATCACATCGGTTTCAGAAAGTAAAATTGATGAAGTCATTGAATAATTAATTTAAAAAGCAATTTAATAAAAGTGGTCCATGTGACCACTTTTTTTGTTTGGTAGATATTTATAAATAAAAATAATATGAACTTCTTAGTAAATTTAGGTAGTGGGGTAACCCAAGAGCAAAGGATAGTGAACGCCTCTTCATGGTCAACATGTTTGGCCTATTGTGAAGGTACAGGATTAACTATTGTGTCAATCCAATCATTACCCTCATCAAATATTGTACAGATAAGTACTGAAACTACTGACTGTTATCAAGGAACAATCAAAGTTAATGGTGTTGCAAGTCAATATTTTGTATGGGCAAATAGTTTTGAATCCTTTAATACATGGTTTGAATCTTTAACAAATCCCGTGTTACAAAACATACAATTTTCAAATAAACTTTACGTAACGGTATAACCAAAATGATTTTTTTTCATTTTGACACTATTTATTAGTTAAAATAACCAATTTTTTCATGCAAGAAAATAAATCATTAGTACAGGAGGCACTCATTCAAATGAAAAACGTTGAAGAGGCTATTGCCGAAAATGCAAAAGGAATACTTGCTTCAACTATGAAGGAAGAAATCAATCAATTAGTAAAAGAATCTCTATCAGAGCAAGACGAAGATGAGGTTGATTTAGATGTAGATATGGAAGACGATGACTCAGAAGAGTTTGATGTTGACATGGATACTGATAACGAAGATGAAATGGACATGGATTTTGACATGGACATGGATTCTGAAGAAAGTCCAATAGATTTAACTGACGCTTCTGACGAAGAAATTTTAAAAGTTTTCAAAGCTATGGGTGAAGAAGACGGAATCATCGTTAAAAGAGATGGTGACAATATTCACTTAACTGATAGCGAAACTGATGAAGAGTATTTGGTTAAGCTTGGTGAGTCTGAAGAAGACACAAATTTAGATGAAACTATGTATGTAGATGAAATCGATGAAATGGACGTTGATACAGAAGATGTAATTAACGCTATTTTTAGTAAAGACGGTGACGCTTCAGATATTGAAGTAGACCAAGATGAAGAAGTTATGTACGAAATTGAATTCGAGGAAGAAGACGAAGACGATGACGACATGATGGAACAAGAAGACGATGACGACATGATGGAACAAGAAGACGATGACGACATGATGGAATCAGATGATGATGACATGATGGAAGAAGACGACGACGATGACATGATGGAAGAAGAGGAAGAAGATTTGGACGAATCTTACAACCAAAGAAGAGCTGTTAGAGAAGCGAAATCAACAATTAAACCTAAAGGTGTTGGAATTGGGTCTGGACCAAAATTCACTTATAAAGATAAAGCTAAAGGCGGATTCGATGATAAGAAGAAAGAAGGACCAAAATCAGTTGGTACTGGTAAACCAAAATTCGAATACAAGAAAGGCGAAAATATGGAAGGAAGTTCCAAAGTTGTTAAGGCAGAAACAAAAGAAGGTGCTCACGGAATGAACAAGGGTGATAAATCTAGAACCATGAAAGGTAAAGAAGATTACACTACTAAAAAAGGTGACACTTTAAAAAGAAAAGCTTTCGAAAAGGAAGAAACTAAAGAAGCTGCTAGAACTTATGGATTTGGTTCTAAAGAAGGTAGAGGACTAAGAAAAGGTATTACTAACAATAGAAATTATGTTTACGGTAATAACGGAGTAAAAGTTGAATCTACTAAAGAAGAGGTTAACATGTTGAGAGAAAAGAATGAAGAATACAGAAAAGCGTTAAATATTTTCAGAGAAAAACTTAACGAAGTTGCTATCTTCAACTCAAACTTAGCATATGCAACTAGATTGTTCACTGAACATTCGACTACTAAAAAAGAAAAAATAAATATCTTAAGAAGATTTGACGATGTTGAAACTTTAAGAGAATCTAAAAATCTTTATCAGTCAATTAAAGGTGAATTATCTAAAACTGACACAAAAACAATGAACGAGTCAGTTGGAACAAAATTAAACAAACAAGTTTCAACAGGTTCTTCAACTACACTAATTGAATCAAAAACTTACGAGAATCCTCAATTCATGAGAATGAAAGATTTGATGAGTAAATTAGGGTAATAAATAAATTAATAAAAAACAAAATACATTTTAAAATGGGAGCATTATTAGAATCAGGTCTTGTTGGTAACATCGGGTTAAAACACCTTAAAGTTATCAAAGAAGACACAATCAACAAATGGGACAAATTAGGATTCTTAGAGGGTCTTAAAGGTCACATGAGAGAAAACGTTGCACAACTTTATGAAAACCAAGCGTCGTATTTAATTAACGAAGCATCATCTACTTCTGATACAGGAGCATTTGAAACAGTGGTTTTCCCTATCGTTAGACGTGTATTCTCTAAATTATTAGCGAACGACATCGTTTCTGTACAAGCTATGAACTTACCAATTGGTAAATTATTCTACTTCGTACCTAACATTCAGGCTTACCAACCAGGTACTTCTGAGCACTACGCACCTTATGGTTCTCCGAACCAAGCTGCAGGTCAAACACCAAACAGTGGTTATGACTATAACAACACTAAAGACCTTTACGATAGATTCTACGAAGGTAACGAACCAGCTTTAGACCCACCAGGTTTATTTGACTATTCTAAAGGACAATACTCAGCTATTACAACTGAGGTTGGTACTGTAGCTTGGTTAGCTGACCAATTAGTTCCTTCAGCTTATACTGTAGGTAACTATAGAAAAGTTCTTATCATTATGTCAGGTTTCGCATCTGATGGAGCAGGTAAATTAATCGGTCCTGATGGTCAACCAATGGACAACGAAGCTTTCTTATCTGATTTAACAGTTTACGGTTCTGCCGCAAACGTTTACACTTCAGGAAATACAAACAACGCTTACTTATTCAGAGTTGTAACTCAAAGATACGGTAAAGGTATTGTTCAGTATGGTAACAACAACTCTACATTAGTATTCCCTAACAGTAAAACTGATGGTGGTCAATATGACAACATTTGTGACGCTCAAGGATATATCTATTTAGAGGTTGATTTACAAGTTCCTGCTGAAGTAGGTTCTGGTTCAATGGACGGATATACAGGTTCAACTTTTCAATCTACAGCAGCACCAAATAACGCTTTCACAGCGACTTACAGAATCTATAAAAACTTAGAATTTGAAGATAAAATTGGTGAGGTTTCTTTTGACTTAATGTCAGTAACTGTTTCTGTAACAGAAAGAAAATTAAGAGCACAATGGTCTCCAGAAATGGCACAAGACGTTGCGGCTTTCCACAACATCGATGCTGAAGCTGAATTAACAGCTTTATTATCTGAGCAAGTTGCGGCTGAAATCGACCGTGAAATCTTAAGAGATTTACGTAAAGGTGCAGCATGGAACTTA